GTAATTTAAAAATATATTTATATAATAAAGATATTGGGAGAATTATTAAACCCAACATGAAGGAAACCTGGAAAACCTTCTTTAGCCCACGACCAGGTGCATACCGGGGCTTAATGTTTAAAGTGATTTCTCACTGTCGCAACATTTACTTCTTCTTGCGCAACCTTTTCTTTTTACCTCCGGCGGTTGTACCGGCTTTTCGTTGACCTTTTGGAATATACTTACTATAAGCACCTTTAGCACGAGTTTTCAAATGTGTTTTTGGCCTATTATAAGCTTCCGGAATATTTCCGTCATTTTTGAATGATGGCAATGTTGTACCAGCATCCTTATTCTTCATATTCATACTCTTGAGTTGTTTACGCAATTCTTTAATCTCTTTCGAAACTCCAGTTGCTTGCTCTGTTTGAGTTTTTGGTCTAACGAAATCTTTAGCGCTACTCATAGCGCTTTCCTGCTCTTTCTTACCACCAAATAAATCTTTTAGCCATCCAACAGCAGTTGGTAAATACTTAATTGCAGTTGCGGCTATTGTGCCTAGATCATTTGCAGACGCTGGTAATGAGTCTGGTCTAGCATGCATAATGCCAGTGACCATAGTCAATGCATCTTGATCTGGCATTGGTAGTAATCTTTGGAAGGGTCTTAAAGAGCTATAAGAATTAACTCTTCCTTCCATACCCACATATGTCTTCACAGTGATGTAAGCAGTACCAGTTAAAGTAGTACTTGGTGTATTCTGTGGTGGGACTGTCAAACCTTCAAACAATGTATAGGACCAATCTAAATTGTTCCATGGTACATCGCATGCATAAGGAGTGACGGTTTGTCCGCTAATTGATGTGGAGTAAAGTGGTACGTAAGCGTATGTGCCATTCGCAGCTTGTGTTCTCATTAGTGTCCATAATAATCTTATGGGCACAGTTGGATAAGCCGGTAACGATTGATTGACAGTCGTCCATTGTGACACAGGGCCTTGTTGTTGTAAAACAACAAAAGCACCATCTTTAGCAGGTCTTGTTATCCCTTTTGATGACATAGTCAAAACATCAGATGCTGTTTCCGGCATGACATTGTTGACATTAGCCATGTTACTATTAGGAATGGGTGTAATTGCACCGCCCTGAAACTCAACCACTTGAAGATAAACTTCATTAGGTATTTCGTTTATTGAGCGATAAGCTATTCTTTCCTTACGTTCATTAAGAACTTCGTAACCATCTTCCTCGATCTTTTGTTGCTTTGCTGATTTAATGGCAGTTAAATTCATTGCCTTGTTGACAGCATCCAAAAGACTAGCGGTAGATTTGTCATCATGTTTATGTAACCTCAATATATCTGAAACGTTTGCGGGCAAATTTGCCCCATAAACTGTTGGTGTAAATTTCGCGGTAGTTACTGTGCCTTGATTGTTAAAACCAGTGGCATTCAAATAGTATGTGCTACTCTTATAGACCGTTCGAAATTGCGAAAAGTCTTGTGCGAAATTCTCAAAATTGTACCCAGAATTTAAGCAAGCCGGTACTGCCAATTGAACAATTGGTGCCAATGGTGCCACAGAATTCTGCGGCTGGATCCATTGGTTGTTTACTAAAAAGAATACATAGTTACCTACGTAGACTCCGTTGCTTTGCATAAATAATATTGAGGAGGGATTTAAGTTAGTTACAGCGTTGCCAGTTGGACCGGCTGGTATAGTTAACGCTGGCGGGATATTTATTTCACCCTTCACTTCTATTTGAACTACATTTGGTGCAGAACAATCCGGCGTGCCTTGATAATCGGCCGGGATTTCAGAAGGTGGATGAGTTACTTTCTTCACGAATGCAGCTCCCGCAGGTGTTAATGCGTGCACTCGGGTACCTTGTAAATTTGCGACTTCGGTGGACATAATAAAATATAATAATAATGTGAATATATGTTATGTATATATAGATTTGTGTATATCCAAAACAAATAATAATAATATAATAATATTTATATATATAATCAGTTTCAATCAATTTTTAATTAGAGAAAAAGACCTTAGGTAGAGGTGGTCTTTTAAAATTCTCGTTTTTAAACTTGTAAACGTGTTTGATGAACTAATGTTAATGAATCAAATTTAATTTGATCACAATTCATTAGAAAATTATACATTGTTTGAAACTGTGCAGCAGTTATTTTTAACTTGCTGTAAAAAATAGCTAATGCTTCGCAACCAGTCATTAACGTAGATTGTTTCTTTATTAATGTTGCTTGTGCTTTCGCATTTGCTTTCGATTCATCAAATTGTGCTTGATCGTGATAAGGTCTTGCCAAAAATTTAGTAGCATATCTTAACAAATCTGGCATCATACCATCATCTGTTAATATATAACCTGCAAAATCACCGACTACGTCAAAATGCTTCTTAATTGTATGTCCACTATTAGCTAGCATCTTTTTTCCTTCATCAGTCATAACGTAATCTTCGCACTTTATTGCTGTATCGTCTCCTTTTGCCATTTGTAATTCCACACCTTTAAAATCAAAAACAATATTTATTAAGCCCATATTACACAATGTGTTTTCACAAATTGTGAATGGATTGCCTGAAAATTGTTTTTCATAACCACGTAAAGTCATATTTCCATATTTTGTGTGACATACTATACGCCACTGTTGCCGGAAGGTGAACCACCAATCGTTTAACCATTGGGGACAACCCATCCATTCTAGAAATATGTGTGTTACTTTAGACATGTATTTAGTGAAGCGTGAATCCCATTGTGATACATCAAAACAAGCCCATTTGCCTGGAGTACCGTAATTCATTCCATAGAATTCGTTTGCGATTGCTTCATCTGAATCATGTGTGGCTATAATGATTTTTCTACCATTTTTGTGTGCCATTTCCCTGATTTTCCATAACATTGCACGTGCATAAGCACTGAACAGAAAATTTATACGCTTGGACAAACTTGCGACTCCTTGTCCTGCTTTATCTGAGGCATCAAATCCTTCTTCGGGGTCAAATTTTGATTGCTTCTTAGTAACCAAACTTATTATCTCTTCCCAACAGTTAAAGTCACTTTCTAGATCTTTAACAAACGAATGATTCTTACCTAATTTTTTCTGTGCGGAAACTAAATATTCCTCTGCATGTTTTCTTAATTCTTCAGGTGTTGTTCTTAAACCAGCTTTAAGTTTATCAATAGAGCGCTCGTTTCCGAAAACTGCTTTACTGATGCCGCGTATAATGGCTTGTGCACTAAAATTAACTTCACGTTCTTTTTGGAACTTGATTTTTAATGCGTAGCGATGCGCAAAAGCATTTTTGCAATCCTCTGGTGTATTCACATAATCCCGCAATAATTTAATGTTAGGTAAATATTTGTAGGCTTTAAATGTGCGATAATCTGGGAGCAATGCTTCTAACGGCGCAGTTAATACGCCTTGTTGTATAGCGGCTGTAGTTGTACTACTTATGGATTGAAAAGGTGCTGAATCGTTAACTGCTTTAATTGCGTGGATTAAAGTATCCACAACAGGTGTTTCATTAACAATTATCTTCTCAATACCATTAGCAGATTCTTGCTGGCATGTTATTGCTGAGGCTAAGCCTCCGTCTTCAACGGTATCAACGTATACATCATTTGCATGATATACATTATTGAATTCCTCAAGATTTCTAAGAGGACTACCATTGATTGTCAAAAAATGTTCAATCACGGAGCTGTTACCATATAGAACCAAATTTTTAGTGGCTCTCGTCATTGCGGTATAAACAAACTTGGACCTATTAGTTAATTGCGTTGTAACGCTTTTATCATCAATATAAAAACATATAGTTTCTTTACGTGATCCTTGGAATGTTGCAATGCTGGAAGAAGTTGCGCCCATTTGTGCTAATTTCTTGTTAGTAGAGTCGTTATAAGATAGCATTTGTACACCAGTTTTAACTAATTCAGCCAGTTTAACGGCTTTATCAAGTACATAAATAGGTGCGTCATTTTTTGGGTCGCCGAGCATCATGAAGCCAAAACGGTCGTTCATTGCTTGACATATCTTCCATGGTACAGCATGCACACGCAACATATTTGTCGTAATACCAACTTCATCTAAGGGTGTTCCTTTAGTGACTCCGTCACATTGATTAATATCTCCAACCAAAACGATGATAGCGTTTGGATTAAGAGCATAAACAATGCTCACGAATTCAACTGTGAATTGTGATATTTCATCTATAACGATCGTTTGATATTGATCTTTTAGATGTGAAAATACTGTATGTTGTGTGTAAGATTGAGCTCCGTCTCCATTGTGTTTGTAAGATAATGTTCTGGAAGGAGCTATCCAGATACTATCTTTTTTATATTTGTCCATTGCAGATGTTGTTTTCCCGGCACTTGCATAGCCAGTTATCGCCTTGATAGGGAATTTATGATCGCCATAATCCTTGAGTGCTTTTAACACTCTTGGTAATTGTTCCGAACTTATATCCTTAAAATGGTCTTTAGCGAAAGCAATCGTCTTTTTCAGATTGAAAGGAATTTCATGATCAGTTTCATCTTGATGATATAAATCATAGCATTTGTTTAAAATGTCATAATTAATTTTATTCTTAAAACAAGTAAAAACATGGGCAACTTTGTCGCCTATATCATGAATTTCGCTTTTCTCAAAGAGTGAAGATAATCTCCACATCTCTGGATGATTGCGTTTACTGACTATAATATTTATAGTGTTGGCATTCTGCATGAATTGTATGTATTTCAATATTGAAGCGGTATGTTTGAAAGTGTAATCGATTTCCCAATAAACACAATCATATTTTGTGGTGAAAACATTCTTTAAAGCATGATCATCGCACCAAGCGTGGTGCATCTTAACGTTGTCGTTAAACTTAAGATCTTTAGGTATGCTTTTATAATGCTTAATTTCATCACATTCATCCGTCTTATAATGCTTCGTCATTAACTTTGCCTCATAACCTTGCGGTTGAATTGTTACGAATCTATCTATTTTCATATCCTTACGGTTTTTAAGAATCTCAGATTTTTCAAGTATCATCTCTAATGTGGATGAACTACCACCGGTTGGTGTGGCTGTGTAATGAGAGTCTTTGTAATATATAGTTAAATTCTCAGGCTGTGTAGCTTCAGGGGATTCAATTATGATTAAATTCTGAGTGAATTCATCATAAATCCTGATTCTAACGTTATAACTTTGAGCAATTATTGAAAATGCATGTTGTATGACTTGGTTGGTGATCTTGGAATTATCCGTCTTCCAACCATTAACGATGTACTCATCAATGCCATCGATTTTACACAATGCTGAATAATAATAAATGCGTCGTAAGAATTTTCCGACGGATGGTTTATCATGTTTTGGTAAGCATTGCCAAATCGCGTTCATGGCACAGTGACCTGCACCAAATACGCTAGGCATATGTGAGTAATGTAATCTTTCTTCAAGAGGTCTTGTTTTATAATGCTGTCTAACCTCAGCACATCTAGAAAACAATTCAGGAGTCATCAATGGTGACTTTCCAGAATTATTTTTCAATGAAAGCCAGTTGTCAAAGAGAATGCGAAAAACATTCTTTGGTATTATTGGCACATTGAAAATTTCTGTTTTGTTTTTAACAATTTCCTCTATATCTAATTTCATAGCACTTGATATATTTTTATGAACGATTTGATTGAATTTAACCATGTAAGATGTTGGGTCTACTTCAAGAATTGGTTTGTAGATATTTCTTATGTCTGGGTCAAGTCGTTGCAATTTAATATTTCTCAAGTAATGAAGATCATTCAATTTCTTAGAATCGAATTCGTTGTTAATGGACCGTTCTATTTGGTGTATTAAAAATACACTACTATCGCTCTGATGCCATGTTAACATATTTTCTTCATGTGTGAAATCTTTTAATTTAAATGAATTATCCAATCTTTCTTCGAGAGTTTGATTTGACAGCGCACTGAGGTTTTCCTTCAACAATTGTGAATGAAAGTGTGCTTCGTCAAGAGATTTGCTCTCTACTGCGTCGGATTCATCGATTACGTGTTTTCTACGTTCCAATTCTTCGGCTTCTTTTAGCAATTCATTTCGAATATTATAATCCAATAGCATATCATCGGAATTAATAGAGTACTCAGATACTGAGTCTACGTCATTGCCAGTTTCGTTGCCGCGATCGGTTAGATCTTCTGTTAAATCAGGAACTGTGGATGTCACTGTTGTAGAGCTAATTTCATCCATCTCAAGTATATTGTTATTCTTTGAAAATTTTTCAAGCTTTTTCTGCTGATATTTAATTTCCTTGATTTTAGCGATGTGTACTTGATTAAGAGCGTGTGTTTCTTCTTGATTACCAACATATGGTGTGTCGAAATCAAGAAGCATTGGATTTGCTTCATAATGGGTCATTTTTAGCTTATTGTTAACGATTATTTGATCAAAATCGTTACCTTCAATAGTAAAGCATTTATTGTTAACTATTGGTAATTTCGCAACAATGGTTGGTTCTGCTAGGCTCTTAATGCCAGCTGGCATTATAGGTGTGATGTCTTTTTGCGCTGAGGCTTTGCCATCAGTATTCGCAATCCAATAAGTGAATTCACTTTTGGTTTTAGCATCTGTTTCACCGAGATCATATTCTGCGTCTTCGACTTCTGTTAATAATTCAGGAAAATCGACTTTAACATCGATATTATGTTGAATATGTTCGTCATCGAATTCAAAAACGTTGAACCATTTTATCCTTGTTGTGTTAGATGAAGCTTTCTCAAAATCACCGTCATATGCCATTGTTATTTCGTTCTCATGTTTAGTGAACCAATGACGTAAATCTAAAGTCCAAGTGCTACTATACCATTTTTTGATATGAGTAAAGCATTCAGAAATGACTTTTGTTCGATCCGTGCGCCTTAAAGCGCCGATAATGAACAGTGATAATGTAACATCATGCGTCTTGCGGGGACCCATGACGGTTGCTTCTAATAATTCTTTTGCGCCGAATTTAATGTTGTTTACTAAACCGCTGTAAACTGTCGCAAATTCATTGAATTTGTAACCTTCATCACTCTGCCTCACGGCATAATTAAGTAAGCGGTCGACAATATGTCTTTTAACAACATGTTTCTTAAGTTTCTTAAAATCACCTACGAAATTATTATGCAAAAGTTCTTTAATACTAGGCACTAGATAATAATCGGTGCCATATTTGCTCAATGGATGTGTTTTGAATATTTCGCAGGGTAAGTTTTTCGTTACGCAAAAATTGATAATATGTAAGGGCCCATGTACTGCGACATCTTCTCTCACTATTTTAAAACCACCATATGTTATAGTAGTTACAGTGTTCCATGCTTTCCAGTTCTCTTCGCAATGTAAGTATGGAATGGAGTTGTCGCCCATACTCATGCATAAGTATGGTTTTCCGCCTTTGTGTGATCTTTTGATCCTTAATACGTTTTCCTCTATTTCAGAGTACTCGTCGCCACAAAGGTATATAGGTAAATGCATGTATGCATAGGCCTGTCTTGCTTTATGCTTAAGCATAGCTTGTGCGAAATCTGTTGGAGTTATGTCATACAAAGAATGCATGAACAGCAATATTTCAGCTTTAAAATCGCAATTTTGAGTTCCTTTCAAACAATCTAGGCGATTATCATGGCCTGTGCGTGCCGCTTCGCACATATTTCGATTGGAATTTTTGACCGTATTGGAACTAATGATACGGTAAGCTTCACGTGGATTGTCTAGTAGTAAACAATTATGTAATGTGTTAGAAACACGTCTTGTGGAGCTATCACCAACAGTTATCACGCGAACGTGATTACCTGTGGCAGTGGCGGCAATTTTGTTGGCATGCACTATACTATAGTCATTTAAAATGGCCATAATAGGATGCATGCTCGTTTTAAGTCTTATTGCAGGGTCTGTTTCCGTCAAAACGTATTGATGTTCAAAATACGTTTGAAGTATGCCATGTTGGACATCGTTTAAGTGATATCTATAGCGGAAAGCCTCTGCAAGCTTCTTCTCCTCAATCAGTTTTACTTGATCTCGATGGAGGTCTTGCACATCTGTGCTGTTTGGATCGGTTGTATAATTTAGTTTTAACATAATTAGTTTTTAAAGTTTAATCAGTTTAATAATAAATTTACTGTCTATAAGAGTTTTAACAAATGAGGTAAGTATAGACGACT